AGCTCACTTAAATTTCATGGCAACTAACATGGTTAGAAATAATCCTCCTGTTATGGCCGCTTTAGAAAAAAATATTTTAGAGCATATTAGTTTAATGGCACAAGAACAGATAGAATTAGAGTTTGCAGATACAATTCAACAAATTCCTATGATGCAAAAGATGGCACAACAGAACCCACAGGTACAAGGACAGCTACAAAAGCTATCTATGGACATGGAGGCAAGGAAAGCAGTGTTGATTGCAGAGATGACAGGTGATTTTATGGAAGAAGAGAAGAGAATTACGTCACAATTTGATGCTGACCCACTTCTAAAACTAAAATCTAGAGAGGTTGACCTTCGTGCAATGGAAAATCAACGTAAAAAAGACGAAGGAGAGCAAAAAATAGACCTTGATAGAGCAAAATTAATGCAATCAAGACAGTTAGCAGAGGATAAGATGGAGCAAAACGAAAGTTTAGCTAAATTACGTGCTGGTGTAAGCCTTGCAAAGAGTGGAAATCAAGGTATAACTGCTATTAAGGTAGAAGAGTAATATATAAGGAGCAAAAAAACGATGATGAACTATAAAAAACAGAAAATGATCGCTGTACCACCAGAAAAAGTAGAAATAGATCCAAGATCTAAAACTACTGCTGACGGTGCTTTTAATGCTATCGCAAAACCAGAGCAAGTTGCGGTAAGAGGCACTAAAAGAATGTTAGCGGGCAAAAGAAAAACAGCTATCGTAGTATAATTATGGCTTGGTTTAGTTTAGCAAAGATTGCAATGCAAGCTGGCGCTAAGATCTACTCTAATCGCCAGAAAACAAAGATGGCTATGTCTGATGCACAGCTTATGCACGCAGAGAAGATGGCTCGAGGTGAGGAAACTTACCAGGGCAAACTTTTAGAAGCCCGTCAAAACGACTATAAGGATGAATTCGTTCTTATAATTATTTCGGCGCCCATCGTGGTGTTAATGTGGGCAGTTATGTCGGACGATCCGACTGCCATGGAGAAGGTAAAGCTATTCTTCGAGTACTTTCATGAGCTTCCAAAATGGTTCACTAATTTATGGGTGCTTGTAGTTGCGAGTATTTTTGGTATAAAGGGTACACAAATATTTAGAAACGGAGGAAAAAAATAATGAGAAACGATTATGGTAACAGACCCAGAACAAAGATGATGGGTGGCGGTGCGATGATGAAGAAGCCTATGATGAAAAAAGGCGGAAAAATTCCACCTCAGTTAAAAAAATTCGTTATGGCTAAAAAGAAAAAAGCCAAAATGAAAAAAGATAAGTAATGGCTGGAAAAGGTTTGTACGCAAACATCCACGCTAAAAGAAAACGTGGCGGTAAAATGAAAAAGAAAGGTGCAAAGGGTGCGCCCACTGCAGCTAATTTTCGAAGAGCCGCACAAACAGCGAAGAAAAAATAATTATGACTAAACTATGTCCCAGAGGTAAAGCAGCAGCGAAGCGTAAATTTAAGGTATATCCTAGCGCATATGCTAACGCCTACGCATCTAAAATCTGTGCGGGTAAAATTAAAGATCCATCTGGAGTAAAAAGAAAAGACTTTAGAGGACCTAAGCCAAGCAAAGCTTCTGGTGGCAGAGTTGGTTTTAAAAATGGTTCAGCAGGAAAAATTCCTACTACACCAAAAGAAAAAAAATTAGCTGCTTTAGCCCCACCAAAAAATAGAATAACTTTTGGAGACGTAGTTACAGGTAGAAAAGGATCTGGTAGAACTACAGCTAGAGGTGGTGGTCTAATGGAAGCCACAGAAAGGTTGAGAAGACAAGGACTTGGAAAAGGTGGAATAGCTAAAGGTTGTGGTAAAGTTATGTCCAACAGAAGAAAAGTCACAAAAATATATTAATATGGCTGGTCTAAAGACATGGTTCAAACAAAATTGGGTAGATATTGGGAGCAAGCGAAAAGATGGATCGTTTGCAAAATGTGGCCGTTCAAAACAAAAAGCGGACTCAAAGAGGAAGTATCCGAAGTGTGTCCCACTTGCAAAAGCAAGATCAATGTCAGAAGGCCAAAGAAAATCTGCCGTTGCCAGGAAACGGGCAGCTGCCAATGTAGGACCTAAACCTACAAACGTAAAAACAATCGCAAAAAGAAAAAACGCTAGATTTGGAGGACTTATGTCTCCAACTAGTGATAGACCTAACCCATCGATGAATAATATGATGAGAGAAGCCCAAAGAAACTACACAGGTAGTTTTATCAAAGGTAATTTAGGTGGAGTAAAAGTATCTAATCCAAGTTCAGTTAAATACTATGGAAGGAAGGTGATGCCATGATGAGAGCACAAATGGCAAGACAAATGTATTCTAGAGGTAGTATGCCTCCTAGAAATAAAAAGAACTTCAGATCTACAAAGTCTGGAGCAGGTATGACTCGAGCCGGTGTCAAAGCCTATAGAAGAATGAATCCCGGTTCAAAACTAAAAACAGCGGTTACTGGCAAGGTCAAACCAGGATCAAAAGCTGCGAAGAGACGTAAGTCCTTCTGCGCAAGAAGCGC